TTTGAGTGCGTTCGTCTATTTTTTCTTGCTCTTCTCTGATTTTTTCAATCTCTTTCAGAGCTTCATCAAAAGCCCTTTGGCCAAAGTTAAGATCTTCTGTGTCAATGATTTTGACCCATTGATTACCATCCCATAGCCATGTCCGCTGATACTTGCCGTTTTTCTCAAACCAGTAATCACCTATCTTATGCTCGACGTTGTCATCTGGTTTTTCGTACCAGACACGATTGCCGTTAATATCTAGGAGATACTTAGGTAGATTAAGTTCGAACTCTTTTTGATTATTCGCTATAATTTTTTGGCTATTCTCAAGCGCATTGATGCGTTCTGACATACCACCCGTTAGACTCTTAGAAAACGACTGACCAACCGTACCAAGTTTTATCGTGTGATTGCTATCTGTGTAGACGTCATAAACAATCTCGACAACTTTTTCGGTCTCAGTTGTAATACCGAATTTCGGATAGTAAAGCGGTACAATGTCGCAAAGCTCTACTTCTTCCATGACCCTAAAATCTTGATAGTCAAGCGTTTGCGATAAATCGATATAATCGACTTCAATGCTAACTTTAGGAGCGCCTACATTATTATCTTTAAGATATTTCTGAGCTAACTTGCGGATTTCTTCGACTGTTGGCTCTTTTTTATTTTTGTCATCGGTAAAATGACTAGATAAATCAACGAGTTGTATTCTGCGTTGAGAATATAAATCGACATAGGACCCATCGACGATAAATTCGGGCAGTGTCACCAGTTGTTCTTCTGGTTGTTCATGTTCTCCTACATGCGGTTTACCAGGGGCTTCCTCTTGCGATTTTGGTTGCGGAGTATATCGAACATATGGGTAGATAGATGTGTAATTGCCATCTAGTAGTCGTTCTTCTTCAACACTTACAATGTTTCGTCCGTACTCCAAAACTGTAGGAGCTTTACGCCCCATTTGTTTGTGTAAAATAATAGTGCGATTGTCAAACTCATACTCACCGCCATAGACGTCTAAGATAGATCCAGCGACACCGCCCAAAGCACCTCGAGCGTTGCCTATTTTATCTATCTCCCAGTTAAAACTACCAAGCATCAAAATGTCGCTCTTGATGTCGAATTTGTCGTCACCCACAAGGTTTTCTTGCCAGATTTCCAGAGCAGATTCGGCGTCTACGCTAGACCCGCTAACGAATGGTTTTAGAGCAATATCTTGCGTGCGCATTGAGATGTGACGCGCAAAAATCTCGATGTGGTCTTTGCTATTCCGTATCACGCGATTGATTTCAAATGTTTGCCACTTGGTTCTTCGCCCAGCGTCAGACTTAATCTTCATCTCCTCTTTGAAAACCGATGCCAATGCTCCGTCAAGAGGATATTTGATATATAGCGAGTAGTTGCCATTGCGTTCTCGAGTAGCTTTAACTTCATAAGCATCTGCAATCTCACCAAGCCCAAAAGTCCTAAACTTGGTTTCTTTGGCTTCGTACAAAACTGGTATCATACTTTAACCCCCCAATTCGGGATAGCTGTGATGGTAAAATTACCAGTCCATGAGATGTTATTTTGACCAACATCGAAAAGAGGCATGCGGTGATGCTCTGTTCTGACAATATTATCCCATGCTGATAAAACATCTTTGTAGACGAGATGCCTTTCCATGTCTATGACGAGCTCTCCTTGCACATTTTCAAAACCTGTTTCAAAACCATTGATAGTTATGACGCCGTTACCGCTACCTTTAATTTTAATCAAAGGTTTAGCTTGAACGTTACCAGGATTTTGCAGTGTACCACCATTGACGAGAGATATCTCTTGCTTGCCCATTTTTAGGTATTTGATAGGGTGGATTAAAAAGTTAATCTTTAATCTACCAAATTGATTTAGTATCTCGTCTATCTCAAATAGATTAATAACACTAGCACGATAGATATAATTATTGTCCCAAGATAAAACTAAGTCATGCCAACCCTTTACGTGTAGCCATTCGCTTATTCTTTGCTCGTTAACCGTCACATCGCCAACCAAAGAAAAAGGAAAATCTTGCTCAATAACTTTCAATCTATCGTTATCTTTCAGGAGCGCTCCATCTCGGCCATCGACTTCGATAAAATCGACGTCATTATTAGTTGACCTTATCGAGCGTTCACGCTCTAGCAACAAACCAAATTTATCGCTTTTTGTTCCATTGAACTCGATGTATCGCATTAAGCCAACCTCCCTTTCTCTCCATTTGTATAGTAAGCTAATTCTCTGATTAGTCGTTTCATATTTTCTTGGCTAAACATGTCGCTAGAACCACCACTATTAGTAGCATTTAACGTGTAGTTATTTGTGACGTTTTGGTTATCTTTATTTTTGAGCAATTTAATCAGCTCTGACATTTGAGGGTCAGTATTTATAATCACTTGACCTTTATCTTGCACATTTTTTAAACGAGTTGTTAGACTAGCGATTTTAGTATCATCAAAACCTATTCCGTTAGCATAATGCGGAAATAGTTGTCTTGTACGACTAGCTCTTAAGACCTTTGAGCCTCTCGGCAAAGGCAAGATAACGTTTCTTCCTTCTGGAATAAACGACTCCCCTGTCGGCAAAGTAACCAATTCTTTGTACAGCGGACCTCTCTGGTCATTGACCATTGCTAATCCTCCAGGGTGGTAATTAGTACCTTTTTCGTGCCCAAAAATCTTGCGGACGAACGTTGTAATAGTTGTCGTCACGCTTCGAGGTATTCTGGCTAAGGACCCTATGACACCTTCAGCGACCCTACTCGCACTATCTCGTGCTCTAATATTTGCTGGATTTTTTTGCTTAGGCCTATTTACAGCTCTATTAGCAGAATTAACGTCTGGTCCTGTCTTATCTGAGGCATTAATATCAGCTGGCACTCGCTGTTTAACTTTGTCAATCTTGCTTTGTGCCGATTGAGTATCTCCTGCCGTTTGATCAGTAGCATTAATTCCTGCTGGCACTTCTTGTTTCACACCATTAATAGTTATGCCTGCCTCTAGGGCCGGTTGTCCTGTTTCGTTGCTTGCATCAATAATGACAGTCTTTCCTGTTAGAGAGTTAACAGCTTGTTGCGCTTTGTTAACATCTTCTCCCGTCAAGTCTCTAGCTAGCAATTCTTTTTGTTGCGGAGTTAGTAGGTTCCATTTGTTCAAAGCGTTTATCGCACCATCTGCGCTATTTAAGAAGCTATTATTTTCACCAAGCAGTTTTTTAATTTCTTCTGGCAGTGCGTTCCATTGTTTAAGAGCTGTTTCGCTTTCTAAAATAGCTTCAATCGCAGGCTTGTTATTGGTTACTAATGCTTTTTCAGCTGGCGATAAACTTTCCCACTGATCGTTCGCAATAAGCGCTTCTCCAATTGCTATTTTTGCATTCGTTTCAAGATTTGCGTGTTTGAGAGTAAATTTCATCTGCTCCCAACCACCTTCTGCTTGAAGCGCTTTTTGGATTTCTTCTTGGGCGTTAGTTTTAACCGTCCCTTTTTTTGCATCCCAGACCAGGCTGTTCCATTGAGAATTTGCCAACTTTGTTTGCTCGGACGCATCTTTTGTTGTTTGAGCCCACAAAGAATTAGCAGCCTGTATCTTAGAAGAAGCTTTTGTTGTCTTTTCCATCAATTGTTCATAAGACAAACCTAGCTCTTGCATTTGTTTCTGGACATTCTTGATGATGCCTTCCTGGACTTGAGGGTCTTGACCTAACAACTCTCCTTGCAATAGTTTTTTGCGAATAGCTGCGTACTTTTGACCAAAAGCATCCATTTTAGCTTGATGTTCTGCTTCTAATTCTTGCAATCTAGCGTGTATTTCCGCTCTAGCCTTGACTGCTTCTTGACCATCGCCTTTAATGTCGTCATATAGTTTTTTAAGATTTTTGCGTCTCTTTTTATAAGATTTATTTTCTTCTTCAATCCACTTTTGGGTGACATTTAAAGCTTTACTCAATTGCTCTTTATTTAAACTATCTAACTCGCCGTTCATCGCTTTTGTGATAGCAACGCGTTCTTTTTTAGAGAATTTCATAAGAGATAATTGTGTATTAATCATCTCATTCTGATTTTCTAAAACAATCGCTTTTTCTTCAGTTGTTAGTTGTCGATGTTGTTCGCTAGCGTTGCGATAAATATTGATAACTTCATCTGACATCTGTTGAACGTTAGCTACAGTTTGATTTGCTTGATTTTTAATTTCAGCAATTGTTTCTGCGCTCAAACCTAAAGCTTTTGCGACGTCAAGTTTTTTCTTTAAATCCTTGTTTTGTAGTTTCTCTATCTCATCTACAAGACCTTCAAAAGCTTTTTTAACATTATTGATGCTAGAAGAGCTATCGCTTCCAAAGGTGGTCATGGCAAGATTAGTTTCATCAACTTTGTTTTTAAAAGCTTGTAGCTCGTTAGCTTGTACTTGGCTAACTTTAGTGCCCCAATCTTCTGTTCGCTTTCGGGCTTTATACATACTATCAGCAATTAAACCTATACCGATAACCGCCGCGCCACCCAAAAGCACACCCCAAGTCACAGGATTGCTTAATAGCGCTACGGCGCCAGCCATACCTCCCATAGATGCCGCTGTCGCTTCTGCTCCAGCACCCGCTGCAATCGCTCCAGTTTTAAAAGTACGTAGCCAGCCTGATAAAGCACCTAGCCCTCGACTCATCTTGCCGATAGCTTGAATGGTACCGCCGATAATACCAATGCCTTTCCCTAAGACAGATAAAGCCGGGCCAGCCGCTGCTGCAATCAGACCCCATTTAATAATTTGTTGTTGTTGCTCTTTATCAAGAGAATTAAACTTCTTGGCTAAATCAGCCGCCATTTGGATAATCGGCTTCCCTACTTCGAGTCCATTTCGTAAAGCGTCAACCAAAGGGCCACCGAACTCAATCGCTACATCAGTGACTTCATTTTTAAGCATTTTAAGCTTAGACTCTGTCGTTTCGTAGCGTTTGTTGGCTTCATCTGTCAATGCTGTGTTTTCTTTCCAAGCTTTATTAGAAGTGTCTAGCGCTTTGCCTAACGTCTCAGATGCCAACCCCAGAGATTTCAACATGTTAGATTGACGAATCCCACTCAATCCTAATTCATCAAGAACCTTTGTGGCACTTTCGCCTTTTTTATCTAACTGGCCAAGACCTTTAATAAACTCTTGTAATGCAACAATCGGTTTATCTTTCCACGCTTTTGCAAAATCAGCAGATGACATGTTTGCAATTTGTGCAAATTTATTTAAATTGTCACCTCCAGATGCGACTGCACGTTCAATAGCTGATAAAGATTGAGTCATGGCTGTACCGCCGGCTTCGGCTTCAATACCAACACTTGACATTGCGGTAGCTAAAGCTAGCATTTCTTGATTGGTTAAGCCTGCGAGCTTGCCTGAGGCAGCAATGCGGTTAGTCATTGCAACAATATCTTTTTCTGTCGTCGCAAAGTTATTTCCTAACGCTACAACAGCACTCCCAAAGCGAGAGTATTCTGATGAGGCTAGACCTGTTATATTTGCGATCTTTGCGATTGATGTCGCAGCTTCTTCCGCAGACAAGTTTGTGGACTCTCCCAAATCAATCATCGTTCTAGAAAAGTTCAGGATGTCTCCTGTTTTAACACCTAATTGCCCCGCAGCTTCAGCGACATGAGCAATCTCTACTGCGCTCGCTGGTAACTCTTTAGACATCTGCCTAATGCCTTGAGAGAGCTTCGCATAAGAGACTGTGGCGGTTTCATCAACCGTCTTTTTAACGCCAGCAAAAGCTGATTCATAATCGACCGCAGCTTTAATGGCATAACCGGCGCCAGCCACAATCGGAGCTGTCACGCCTTTGGTAAACGCAGCCCCAACCCCACTCAAAGAATTTCCAAACGACTTCATTCTACTGCCCATTTTTTCGGCAGCTTTGCCAAAACGAGTGAAAACACTAGTTTCTGTCGCCAAAGACCGCAATCTGTTTTGCAATTCTGTGACCTTTGCGGCAGTCTCAATCATAGCTGATTTTGCGCCAATCAGTTTTTGCTTTTGTTCGGCAGTGGCATTATTGACATCGCCAATTTCGTTTTTTAAGTTGCTGTATTTTTGCGATTGTTTCTTCAGTAGTTCTTGATAACCTTTTAAAGCACTACCTGTTTCAGAATAAATAGCCCTAAGACCTTTAATTCGTCCGCCGTGCCCTTGAAAGCTTTTTTCAACAGCTTTTAACGAGTTATCTAAAGTTTTCATGTATGTTTTAAGATTTCTCGTATTTGACATGAACGGTGATATGTCTAATGTTGCCGTTGCTACTAAATCACCTATATTCCCCATTTCGTCTCCTTTCTAGCCGAAAAGGAATGGGAATGCCTTGTCCAAGGTTGTTTCAATCACTTCTTCTTTTTCGACAGTTTCAATTTCTAGCGCTTGTACCATCAATTCGATGTCTGATAAGCGCATTTTTTTAATATCTAAAATCGTATAGCCGTTCTTTAATAGACTTTGTACCCACATGAGCAAATTATCTTTGGCTTCTTGAGGGGTTATTGTTCCTTTTTTTCGGTTTCTTCTTCCTCACGCTCGCCACCAAGCGCATCAATGTATAGATCGTTTAAAATATTTAAAACAGTCATATCAGATTGCTTTAAATCATCAACAGTAAATTGACCAGCATACATGTCAACAAACATTTGCAAGTATGATTCATTCAGTTTCCTATGCGCTTTAGAATCAAGTCGTCTTTTCTCGTCGCTAAACACAGCGCTTTGTCTGACTTGGTGCTCAACAGCTAACAAATTATCTTCGACATTGATAAAGTCTTTCGAAAAAGTTTTATCTACGCCGCCCTTTTTTAAGGTAATTTCGTACATTTTTTACTCCTTATCAAAAACAAAAGGCCGGAATAATCCGACCTAGCTCTTAATCTTCTCCTAAAACAGTTGCACCAGCAAATACCATTTTTTTGAATTCGCTTAGTTTGAATTCCGGGGCATCTTCACGACCTATGAAGTAAACATCTCCTTCTTCACCACGTCCTACGAAATTACCTGTTACAGTGTCTGGTTCTGGACTTGGTGCGCCATCTTTTGTTTTGGCTTCTAGTCCCGGCACGTTAAATTTACCTTTAAGCAAACCTACCCAAACCGCTTTCCCGTCTTCCATGCTAGTTCGGAAAATACATGTAATGTTGTTTGGTGTCAAAGATTTATTGTATTTTTCAATACCGTTATCAACGGAAATACCGAAGAAATCTTTACGAGCGTCTGATGTTAAATCAAGCACTTTGACTTCCAGTTTGGTGTCTGTAATACCACCAGAAATAACAACGTAAGGGCCATCATCAGCAGAGATAGTCACTAATTCATTAGTGATGTCTAGTTTTGCTTCTGTTATCCCCGGCACTTTCTTAATACCGCCTATTTTTGTTTTTAAAGTATCGTCATCGCCTAAAACGGCATATTGAAAATCACGTAATCCAAATTTTACTTTTCCCATTTTTTCCTCTTTTCGTTAATTAAAATCAAAATAGCGATACTTTCTTACATTCATTAGTAAGTCGATATCGCTATCTTTATATCTTGGTTTTTCATTTGCGGTATATCTTTCAAAACCGCCTTTTTTTAAAATATTATCTATACATTTTGCAATCTGGTCAGATTCTGACGCTGTTTTACACCAAAAATTGATCGTGATACGTTGTTCGTTGCAAAGTATCTCATCGTCCGCGTAATCGACAGGACCATCTAACGTCGTGTTAATTCGCATGAATGGCGCCAACTCTGCTTTTCGCAAGTCGATTGGGTTATCGGGGATATCATAAGTAAATATCCCTTGCTTAAATCCATTTTTGAACGGACCACCCCTGAGCCTATCTAACAGCTCATTTAGTGTCTTATCGTTACTTAATAATTTATAAGCTGTCGTTTCAGCAATCAAAGTCCTAGTCCCTCCTTCACTTTTTTAGCGTAAATCTGCTTAGCTTTTGGCGTCATTTGATTGATTGTTCTTTCTTTAAAGTCCTGACCGCGTTGGTAAATCGTCCCATCATTGGGATAATGAGCGCGCCAGCCTGTGGTTTTACCGTAGCCAATTTCTTTTGAAACAATACCGACATTAGCCCCTTTAAAACCACTGATAGCAGTGTCTTCTTGCAATCTATCTTTCGTTTCAAAAGCATAAACAGGGGTGTTTGCTTTAAGGTTTTTTTCAAACTCCTTAGCAACCTCTGTGACAGCTGACTTTGCTGTTTTAGGAGCTTTTACTTCAAGCTTTGTAAGATTAGCCAAAATTTCATCTAACCCCTTCGTCACGACAAACTCACCCCACTTATCATAATCATATCCTTACCAGATTCGTCAGATTCGATTTTATCTATCTTATAGATACGATTGTTAAATTCAACAAACATCGTGTTATCGATAGATAATTTAGGATTGTATCTAATCAAAAACACTTTAGTATCTTTGTTGGTAGGTAGATTGCTAGCGTTTTGATACTTTGATTGATAATTAAAATCTCTTAATTGAGTTTTTAGCACTTCTGCCCAGCAGGTATATAAGTCTTTTCTGACAGCAGATACTACTTCACCGTCATCGTTCTGTCCACCTGACCGACTAAAAATTGTTATCCTGACGTTCATTTTGCGTGTAATCATGAATCATCACCTCTCAATCGCAATTGATGGATAATGTTCAAAACACCATTTGCCAACGGATAGCGCATACTATCCGCAGACAAACCGCGATGATCGTACTCCTCCTTGACTTGCTTTTTGACCGCTAAAGCAAATTTAGCGTGACCTTTAAACATTTCAGAAGTAGAACCATCTTCTATTGCAAAACAGATTTGTTCTTGAGCAGATTCAATCATTTCTTTAATAATGTCATCTTCAAAATCAAAGTCAATCTTACAATAGAGCTTCACACTGTCTAGTAATTCCTTAGATACAGCCATAGCTATACCTCTTCAACGCCCGCAAGCCTCAATAATTCAGCTTTTAAAGCACGCTCTTCAAAATGAATTTCTTTGCTTCTTAGATAGCGTTTTATATCTTCGACAGTACTACTTTTCGTAGGTTTCGCCTCCTTCTCAGAGGCTTTCGCTGGGTGTGAATGTTACGTAGTATCCAGCTTTTTCATCAACTTTAGAGACACCAAAACGAAGAACCGCTTGCAAATATTGACCGTAAATTTCGTTATCTGCCCAACGAAGTCCTAGCTCTTTGCGGTCTGCAAACAAAACGCCACGTTTGAAATCTCCGACAAAAGCTGTATTAGCGCCTAAAACTTCATCAGCCAACACAAAAACAGGTTTACCAAGGAACACTTTGCCAGTTACGGATGTAATTGAGTCTTGCAATAAGTAGCGACCGTTTTTGTCTTTCAAAGTATCCATAGTTTGATAAAAACTTTGGGAAACAATAAACGATACGTTGTAGGCTGGATCTAAATCGACATTAAGCAGTTTTTTGATTTCATCCAAATTTGCGACCGTTTTAGCCTTGAACGCTTTTAACACAGTTGCGATTGCATCATTAGTAGTATTAACTTTCATTTGACCGATAGTCTCAGCAACGATGCCAACCAAGTCTACATCTGCATCATCGATGGATTCTTGAGATAGTGGGATAGCTCCACGATAAGTTTTAATTTCCCATTCAACGTTCTTGAATTGTGGTTTGCCGAGTTTAGGATTTTTCTCCAACTCTTCAACACTTACCATTTTTTCTGTAGCACGTTGCAATACTGGCCATTTACCAGACGCTTTCTTAGCTGGGTGGATGTTGGTAAATTGTTTTAGATCAACAACTGTTTTCACTTCACGCGCCGGAGTATATAGGATTTCTTCGCTAGACACAGGCTTAACGTCTGTTTTCTTAATACCATCCGTTTTAGGTTCAATTGGCGTTGTTTGATTAAACGGAATAAGAACTTCGTCTTTACCTTCGAAACGCAAATCTTCATTTACGACTTTACCTTTTGTGCGAATGAATTCATTAACACTTTCGCGATAGTCCTTAGTTTCTTGTATCACTTCTTTTCCTCCAATGTTTTCTGCACCGCCTTGTTCAAAACTTGATTCAAATAATTTCAAATCGTTTTCTGCTTCTGCTAATTTTGCTTTAGCTTCTTCAATTTCTGCTTTAATTGAGCGAGCAGTGTCTAAATCATCTGATTCTAAAGCATTTTTAACTTCTGCGGTCTTAGTAGAGATTGTGCTATTTAAATTAGCGATAGTCGCTTTAATTTCTTTAATTTTTTCGTCAAACATAAATTCCTCCAATAAAAAAAGAGCTTATAGCCCTTGTAAAATTTCTTCTTTTTCGATTTCTAGTAGCATATTGCTAATTTCTTGTTTTCGTTTATTACGTCTAGCGTAATAGTCGTCAATCACGGCTTGTGGCAACATTGTGTTGTCAATGCTAGCTACCGCTTCGAACGACATCACTTCATCTGCAAAACCTTTTTCAACTGCTTCTTGCGCAGACATAAACGTCTCGTTCCGCATTAGATCCATGATTTCATCTTCAGACAGACCTGTTTTTGCAACGTAAGCATTAACAATAGCTTTATCACTAGACTTCAAAGCATTAGAAGCTCTGTCTAAATCATCACTGTTTCCAGAAACAAAATTAAATAAAGCTTTGTGCACCATCATTTGTGCAGTTGGACTCATAACAATTTTGTCCGCCCCCATAACTGCCACAGATGCAGCGCTCGCAGCCATACCAGTAATTTCTGCAGTTACTTTTCCTTTGTAATTTCGCAAAGCGGTATAGATTTCACTTCCAACAGTAACTAAACCGCCGTTTGAATTAACTTCCAAAACAATATCGCTATTATCTTCGGGGAGTTGTTCAACAATACTTTTAGCACTGACAGCTTCCATTCCATAATAGTCATATACTTCTTGTGAATTATTAGCAATTAATGGCCCTTTAAGATTTACCCTCTTTGGCATTTACCTCACCTCCTTTCCCTTTGAGACCCACTTTGTCCTGATATTCTTCTTTTTTGTCTAAAAAGACGTAGTTCAGGCTCGACTGATATCTGTCCATATTTGGATCTGTTGATTTTTGCTTACCGAGCTCAATAAGTCCTTGATTAGGCGTCAATATTTGATTATTAACCAGTTTGACAATCTCATCAACATTACGACCAGTAACACTCCGTGTGTCGAACTCGATACGATAAACTCGTTTATCTGAATCACTCAACGTCTTAAGACCTATCTCACTTGTGATAGCATCAAAATAAAACGGCAAGTCGTTCGTGACATAATCTTCCATTAATTGAGCCACGGACTGATTAGGGCTGTTTACTCCCAATTTGTAACTAGGTACTCGCAAAGCTTTAGCAATCTGAGCGGTTGAAAAATTGTTGCTTGTAATTAATTGCAATACGTTAGTATCGATTTGAAGCGGCGTATATTCTTGCGTATCATCGAATACTAAAGGGCTACCACCAATTGCACCCTCACGCATTTTTTCAAATTCAACTCTGGCTCTCTTACGTGCTTCACCACTTAATTGAGCGCCTTTCATTTTTAAAATACCACTCGAAAAACCATCTTTGAAGAACTTAATTAAGGTATTTATACCACCTTTTTGCAGGTCTATCTCATCACCCAAAGACAGTAAAGGAGACCTGCCTAAAATCGTATCGTGGCTAAAAAATTTCCAGTGGACAACATCATGAGCGAAACATTTTATTTGTTTTCCTGTCAAACTATCAGTGAACGTATAAACGATTTCATGACTATCCGTTTCCTCAACCGTTGTTTCGGATGGTCTGTAAAACTGAAATTGCAGTGCTTGACCTGTTTTTGGATCGCGCAGAATGCGAGAAAACGAATTGCCCGTCAAAATAGCATTAACCGCCATTGCAAACTTCCAAGTTCGTGCGCTAGCGTTTTTCGTTGATTTAACGTTTAAGAGATAATTAATGTCTTCATCGTGAATGATGTCACCATTAACATCTTTTTTGACAAGTGGGAATCGGGCGATGTCTCCAGCAATAATCGATGTAGCTGTTAACACATCGCTATTTTTTAAAGCGGACACACCTAAATATTTTTGAGAAACATCACCGGCCAAAACAGATGATATGTAATCATCATAAGACACCTTTGAACTTCCCAAAGGTTGAAAAAAACTCATAGATTTCTCACCTCCTTTCTAAAAAGGGCATAAAAAAAGCACCTATTAGGTGCTTAAGCTATAATTTTCCTATTCAAATCTCCATGTGACACCGCTATATGACAAATCAAAATTTTTCTCGGTTGGAGAACCAAAAACTTGTACCATGTTTACTTTTTGACCGGCGTTCAGTCCGTCTGGCATTCCCGAAGAAACTCCCTCTTGATATGGCTTCCACAGGCCCATTTCTCCGTTATTAGATAGTAATTCAAAACTCCCTATATCTATAAATTTATCGGTTGTATTTTCAAAAGTTGTTTTAACGACAACAGGAATCAAATTACCAAAATCTTGAGAAGAAGACTCCGAATTAAGTTGCAAGTTCTTATCAACAGTAATTGAATCTACTGTTATTTTTAGACCAGTTGAATTTGTGTAGTCTTCTTTTGAAAAAGTATAACTATCTCCTGGTTTTAAAATCTTAGAATTACTTTTTTGTTCACTGCTATTATTTTCTTCAATCTTGCTTACACTTTCTGGTTGTTTCGCCGTTTCCATTTCATTTACTGTTAAAGCTAGCGAAATAGTTGTAAATAAAAATACAAGAGCAATCAAACCTAAACCAACTTCAAGCCAAAAGCGCCATTGTTTCCAAAGTTTCTTTTTCATAATCTCCTCCTTGTTATGAGGCTATTATACCGTTTTCAAAAGAAACAAACAATATGAACTGTATATTATTTCCCCCACTTACGTTTGTAGTTTTTCTTAAATAGCTCGATTTGAGACTTTAGCATAAACATCTACGTAAGTCTCTTTTTTATCGCCATTATGTGTTACTTCTGCATAATCACCGCATGCTTCATCTGATTTGATTTTATTTGTACCAACTAACGCTTTCCAATTTTGCAACGTCTTACTAAACCAGACTACAAAACAGTCTTCTGGTTTGATTTCACGACCAGAAAGACGTGTAAATTCTTGTGATGCTAGTTCTTTAGCTTTTTCTGTATATTCCATATTATTTCTTCCCCCACTTACGTTTGTAGTTTTTCTTAATATAATCAACATCATCACCGATAGACTTGATAGCTACTTGATTGTCTAGAGTAATAGCTGACAATCTTGCACTTAAATTTGTAACTGTTGACTCTAAATGTGAGATTCTATCGTTCTGATTCTTAATCGCTTCTGCTTGCATGGCATTTTCTGCGTTCAGCATCACAATTGCTGTTTCCAATTTACGTTTCTTTTTGATCCGTTTACTCATTTTCTTCCTCCGATGCTATCGACATAGATAGCCAAAATAACTAAAATAATACCACTAGCGATAAAACCAACCTTATCGCCAAACAAAAACATGCCATAAATTAGCAAGCATAGTCCAATCAATAAGAACAATGTATGAATGTTCCTTAAAATAAAACCAATCAAAATAGCGTCTCACCTCCCAATATTTTTTCATCTGTCCAATAACCAGAACCATCAAATGGCTCTAGATAGCACACAGCGTAACCATCCAACGCGGCATCAAGAGGATCAATCTTATTGCTATTCTTATTCTTGTCAATCCTCATGCCGTTATTGTCAGTTTTGATATAAGCGTTATTGATAGCCATTGTTAGCAATGGATTTCCAGAGTGCTTTATTTTGCCTTTTTTGAGGTCGTCGCGGAATTGTTTTGTGGGCATATTCAACACCATTGTCGTCTGAGAAACTTCGATGAGAGGCCATTCTGGATGCCTTTTTTCAATCATTGTAAGCAACGTTCCAAACTGGTAAGGATCGAAACAAATCCCATTAACTTCCCAATCGTTTGAGTAAACCATTTCTTCAATTTTTTCGAGCACACGTTCATCATCTATAACGCCACTTTCTAGGGTGGTTATCTCGCAATGCCCTTGACGTTCAAGGTTGCTATAAGACACGCCGTCGCGCTTTTCCTTGGCTGTTAAACCGTACTTTGTAGCGACAAAAGAGAAACTGTCAATATACCAAAAGTCGTCCATCATAATAACAGGGCTGATGGCAAATAAGTCACTAACGCGACCAACGTCAACGCCTAGCCAAACTCTGCGCTTATGTGTGTTTGGCTTATCAATCTGAGCAAGCTCCCAAGATTGTTTATCAATATAGGATTCCTCGCTCGACTGTCGCCACATATTAAAGTTTTTGATTAACACTTTGTTGATCTCGCCAGTCTCAAGAGATACTCTGCGACGTGTTCTTAAATAATCCATGATTTTATCATGCAAGGCCTCTACTTCAAGAATTGGATTAGATTTTATCCAATTAGATTCATCCTTGATTTCCTCTTCGTTATCCTGCTCTGCAACATAACCAAAATAGCCGTCATCTACAATTTCTTCGTCTAAAATTTTAGCGATGTATGGATACTCGATTGTGTGCATAGGTACGTTTAAGTCCATGCCTGCCGTTGAAATGATTAGTATAAAAGGATTATCAAGTTGACCTTGACCGGATTCTAAAAGCTCTAACATTTCGTTTGTTTTCGATGCTGCAAATTCATCTAATACACCTACATAAGGCTCGAAACCATCTACAGCCCCAGTATCTCGACTAAGCGCTCTGATGTAAGATTCATCATGCAAGTTTTTAAGTTCATCGCGAACAATTTTCGTTGCTTTCCTGACATCGACGTCCTTACCCCTTAAAGCATCCAACTGCTTTTTAGCCATGTCCCATGCAATCTTAGCTTGAGTCCTATCGTTTGCAGTACAAAACAATTGTCTACTCATGGCAGGGTTGTGACCAAACAGAAACTCATAAAGCAAGATGCCAGCTATCAAAATCGTTTTCCCGTTTTTACGAGCAACTGAAATCATAGCTTTTCTAAAACGTCTCAAAGAGTGGTCTGTTTTTTTACGCCATCCATACAAATTCGCAATAATAAATTTTTGGAACATCGCTAAAGGATAAGGCTTACCCGTTTTAACATCTGGCAAAATCTCAATAAAATTGATAGGGTCAACTGCCTTCTTCGGTAAATAGATAAATTTAAAGTTGTCATCATCTATTTTTTTGATATCATTCAAATGTCTCAAGCACGCCTTAAAAACTTTCTTACTCGCTTTAATTTCTTCATCAACGACCATTTTTGCATAATAAAAAGCGTCATCTTTATAGATGTCGCTAATAGCTGAATAATCGTATTTTATTGTCATGACCTCCTCCCTATCTAACCACCAAATTTATCAAATATGCTTTTTGGTTTTTCTTCATCTTTAGGAATAAACATCTTCATACGACTATCTACCGTCAAACCTAATTGACTAGCGCTACTCCTGATATTCGTAGTGGCTTTTTCAAGTGTTAATATTAACGGACTTGGTATCAGACCTTTGTCTGGATCATTCACGAAATATCCAACCTCATCTAACTTTTTACTTGTCTCTTTATAAATAGAGTACCAGGTGCAATACAGCTCTAAGAGCCCTCTGTCGAGATTTCTTAGTGGTAGGTTTTGGAGGTCTCCTATGATTCTTCTGTACTCATATTTTGCTATATTATTGAAGTGTGCAGGCGGTGTTATCTGTAACTTTGTAAGACCGTCGGAGGCCTTATTTTGAGCGGTTTCTCTCACTATTTTTTCTTCTTTTGTAAGGTGTTTTTTTGTCGTTTCAACTAGTTTCAAGTTTCTTCCCATAAGACCTCCTTTACACGAATATTGACAGTTTGAAAATTTCAAAAAGGGAATTTTTTGCACGGAAAAGGGCGCGTTCTTAAGTTTCCGAACGATATAGCCCCGTTCAAAAATTAAGGGGGGATATTACGAATGTTATAGCCCTAAACTATGTTTTTATAGACTTTTATTCGCTACTATTTTTATATCTTTCTCGTATAGCTTTACTATCATTACAAGCTTTACAGCTTGCTTGCAAGTTGTTCCAATCCAATCTTTTGTTCCAATCTTTCTTGACTGAGACAATGTGATCAGTCATAGTCGCTTCTCCTCCACACATCGCACAGACATAATCACTTTGCAATAAGACTTGCTTACTTGTCTCTCTCCAAATCTTAGAGTTGTAGAACTGCTTAGTCTTTCTATCATACTTCCATCTATTACGATTGTAATCACGATACTCTGCCGCTCTATCGTCGTAGTCAACAGTAGTTCGTCTACCTCCTGAAATAGTTAGCTTCTGTGGTCTCATGTCCTAACCTCGCCAGTTAGCCTATTAATATAATGAACTAACGTCGTGTATGGAATAGTGTAGTCATTATCAAAGTATATATTACTTACTTCTTTTTCCCATTGTGGTTTGCTGTACGGGTATCTTTTTGGTCTCATATTATTCCTCCATAATAAAAAGCCACCACTAAGTGATGACTGTCATTTAATAGGAACAGTCGGAATCGAACCGACACAGCACACGACTACTTTCTCTAGAACCTTCGCCGTCATGCAGGGCGCTACCCTTACCGTTTTTCAATCACGGTTCATGTTCCTACTTTTTAGAAGAGCTAAGACCTCTCACAAAATGCTCTTCTACAGACCTTGCACGAATCGAACGTGCATAAGTGCCAGCTAGCATCACTAGGTCCACTAACCACAAGCAAGGTTGCGACCCTTGGTTTTGGACTTGTGGTTAATATGTCGGTTAGCACTGTCTTGTCCAACCTCGACATCGACTTAGCTCTGGTACGCATTGTAAAGAGGCGTTGCTAAGTCTAATAAAAACCCACACATCAGAACGTATCTGCCTTCTTAGGGGGTGTGGGGTCGCGTCCCTTCCGACGCTGATTGAGATGGCAGGAATCGAACCTGCGATATTACTTACGTAACCTTTACCATCTCATGCACATCTCAACCCACCTCTGGTCTGTCCAGTCAGTGGAATAAATAACAAGTTCGATTATAGTTAAAGTTGGCGTCTAATTAAATAGACTAATGGTAGAA